GACAGTTAAAAGGAATGAGTTTAGAAAGTTTAAAAAACCTTGAATCTAAACATTTAGATTATATGCTAAACTTTATAGGACATAATGACAAAGAAAGTGATAAGCACTCAAGATATGTAGGTTATATTCAAGATGCGATTAAAAAATTAGAAAATGCCTAAAGACCTAATAAATTGGAAGCAAGTAAGTATAGAGTTGTCTGGTTCGGATAACTCTATACGCAAAAATAATGTTCCTAAAAAATACAAAGCAAAAATTGACAGACTTTTGAAATTGATTGAACTTTGGCGGAAGTGGTCAAATGTGGTATAACGTTGATGCTATGAAAAGTAGCGGAAATCGAAGAACAGAATTATCAAAATATAGTGAAATTAAATAGAAGTATAAACCTTGTGCAAACCACTGAAACCGCTATTTTTTATAGCATGTGTTAGGCACAGTAAATTTTAAAATCATGTTTGCAAAAGACTTAAGCTTTATTCAAAGCATATTACCTGAACGGTATAAATGCGAACAAAGAGAAAAAGGCGTTCATTGCTACGACACAACTGGTAAGGGTATAAATGACGACCATAAATCGAGTGATAAATACGACCCAGAATATGACAATCAATGGGCACTGATATGTAAGGCAATTAAACAAAATTTTGGTGAAAGGTTAATGGAGATATATTCGCAAGAACCCCAATATCATTCAAAATTTACGGTTTATCTAAAACCGTCGATGCAGTAGTTTTATTGTGCCTAACGTGATGCAGCTATATTTAGTTGCGGGCTTAGAATTACTAAACTTTAAATAAACACAGAATTATGTTAGAAAACGAAAACTTGAATGAACCACATAAACCGCAATTGAATATAGGTGCTGTTAGCAGCCGTTTAATTTTAGAAGCAATTTTGAATGACAAACAGTTGCAACAACTTCACGCTAAAAGAGCAGAAATTTATTCGTTAGCAAGTCCGACAGTTATATTAGGCAAAGATGGTAAAGCTGAAACGGTTTGGATTGATGAAACTAATCATCCGTTACTTCCAAAGATTAATGAAATGATTGAACAAAGAACGGAACAGATTAAACAGTGGTTTCAATAAATGGCTGCTAACGGGCCGCGTGCTTGTTTTGCGCGGGACTACGAAGCGATTCACTTTCAAATATTATAAACTTAAAAACGAGAACGAAATGAACAAATTACCTAAAAAACCCGCGTTAAATAAGCACGTTGTTAACGGTAGTGCTTTGGATTCAGACCCGCAGATTGAATACCACCTGCAACGAGTAAAAGCCTTACAACACTACCATAAAGACAAAGGTAACTTAACAGCTAAAGTGTTCCTGAGAGCCACAGGCGCAATAAATAACCACAACGGAACATATACGATATACGAAAAGGACATAAAAGCATGGTTTGAAAGCGGAAGTCATTTAAAGGCTTTTACGGATTATGATGTTCTTTAGCATTACCGTTAACTACTATATGTACACAACACACTACAATTAATTAAATACTAAATACTTAAATCATGAATATCGGAAAGTACCTAAAAATGTAGTCCGATGATTTGCAGTTTGCAAATTATGCCGCGAATACAATCAAAAACTATACTTCACAAGTCGAATTATTTTTAAAATACTTCAACAACAAAGCCACAAAACCCAGTGAAATAAACGAAAAAATGATTAAAGATTGGTTGATGCTATCAAAATCTACCAACAGTATGAAACACCGTATTTCAGCGGTAAAACTATTCTATGAATTAACTGGAAAACAACCGCTAAAATTCAAATACATAAAATACCCGCGTTCCGAAAAACATTTACCGAAGGTTATTGATTCAGAATATTTGCTAAATAGAATATATAAAATTAAAAACATAAAACACAAAGCAATAATTATGCTTGCTTATTCCGTTGGCTTGCGGGTTTCAGAGGTAATTAACTTAAAAATTACAGATATTGATTCAAAAAGAATGTTAATTTACATTAACCAGGCAAAAGGAAACAAAGATCGCATTGTCCCACTTTCTCAAAATGTGCTCGACGTTTTGCGCCTGTATTACAAAAAAGAAAAGCCAACAGAATATTTATTTAACGGGCAATTCATTAAAAAATATTCTGCCGAAAGTTGCAATCAAATAGTGAAAAAATATTTGGGCGAAGCTTATCATTTTCATTTACTACGCCATTCATCATTTACTACAATGCTCGAAAATGGGATTGATTTGCGCATAATTCAAAAAATTGCAGGTCATAAAAACGTAAAAACAACCGAAATATACACACATGTTTCAAACAATCTTTTAAATAAAATTCAATTGCCAATATAAATAAATTAAACATTGTTGTATTGCACCAATAAATAAAATCTATAATCTTTGTAGGGTAAAATACCTTACATGAATTTTATTGACCGTACTATTCAACATTTTGCTAAAAAACGCGGCATTTTCACAATGCCAATAAGCGAATATTCACGTTCATTTCAAAGCATTGAAAATTCATTAACTCCCGTAAACCATTCCAATGCACTAACCTTCACCGCCGCATTTTCAGCCATTTCAACAAAGGCCGAAAACATGGCATCTATCCCAAAATCCGTTTTTAAAACAACACCAAAAGGCAAAATTACCGACAAAAACCACCCTGTTTATAATCTCATCCATTTTCGCCCAAATAACTACATGACCGATTTTTCATTTTGGGAAAAAATAGAATCCGATGTTGCAGGCTGGGGAAACAGTGTTGTAGTTATCGAATCCGATGCTAAAGGCTATCCCAAAAACCTTTGGCCCGTAGAACCCGACAATTACAGGATCATAAAACATAAACGCGAAATTTTTTACAAAATACCAAACGGCGAATTCTCAGGAACTTATCATAGTTCCGAAATCCTGCATTTTAAATTTTTTAGTATCGATGGATTAAACGGGATCGACCCAATTTCATACAATGCCGTCGCCCTGGGTATCGGAATTTCAGGCCAAAACTTCGCCAGCGAATATTTTACAACAAAGGGTAAAATGCGCGGGGTTTTCGAAATGGATAGCGAACTCGGAGAGGAAGCATTTAACCGCCTAACTACACGCCTTGCAGCACAAAAAGACCATGCCACGCCAATTCTCGAACACGGTTTAAAATATAAAAATATTTCCATTTCGCCCGATGCTGCTCAGGCTATCCAGTCCCGTGTTTTCAGTATTCAGGATGCTTCACGAATTTGGAAAGTACCCGTTTCTTTATTGGCCGAACATTCTCATTCAACATTTTCTAACACCGAACAGCAAGACATTCAATTTGTCAAGTACGGATTACGCCCCGAATGTAAACGCTTTGAAACCGAAATTGAAACAAAGCTTTTCCTGCCTGATGAACTCGAAATATATAACGTAAAATTCGATTTGCGCGGCCTCTTACGTGGCGATATTAAAACTCAGGCCGAATGGTACCATAAAGCAATACTTGACGGATGGATGAGCCGCAACGAAGTACGGGAAATAGAAAACTTAAACCCACAGGAAGGACTTGATGAATACTTGGTCCCGGTTAACATGACATTGCCCGAAGCTTTGCAAAATGCAATTGATAACAATAAAAATCAGGAATAATGAAAAATACAAAATTTACAACCGGCACAATCCGCGCTTTCGACCGCAAAAAAGCCGAAGAAACCCGTACAATTGAATTCATAATTTCCGATGAAACCCGCGACCGACACGGTACCGTAATTCCAATCAATGCTTGGAAAATCGACCGCTTCAACAATAACGGTATCGTAGGCTATCAACATGAAGTTAATGGAAGTTGGGGCGGGAATTCAAACCCCGATCAGGTCCTTGGAATTGGATTTGTATTTGTTGAAGATGGTAAACTTATTGGCCGAGTAAATTTCGAACCTGTCGAAATAAACCCGCTTGCTGAAAAAATATTTCAAAAGGTCCTGCACGGAACTTTAAAAGCCACTTCAGTAGGTTTCATCGAAACCGAAAAAGGGAAATACGGCGAAAAAGCCGAAGCACGGGACGGCGAAAACCCTACTTATTATTTCAAATCGGTTGAGTTGTTGGAATTCAGTATAGTAAATATCCCATCAAACCCAAACGCTTTGCGCCGGTCCATCGAAACCGAAACCGATGAACCCGAAATTTCATCCCGCGATCTGGAAGAAACTCGCCAACAATTGGCAACTGCTCAAATGGAAATTGCAGCCCGTGATTTAACAATCGCAACGCTCAAACAAAATATTAAAATCGAGAAATTAAATAACGGCCTCAAAAGGTCATAAATAAATTGTATTATGAAAAAGTCAGATGAATTAAAACAAAAACTGGCAACTTTAGAGGCCGCAAATAAAGATTTGGTTTCTAAAGAAAGCCGCACCGTAGAAGAAAATACGGAAGTTGATAACTATATTTCAGCCCGTGAAGCATTACAGGCCGAAATAGAACGCGAACTAAAATTGGAGCGCATTAACGCAGCCAATGCCGCCGCCGCCGGACAAAGCCAGTCCGAAAAAGAAACCCGCGAAATCGGTTCTTATTCTTTCCACCGTGCTATAAAATTGCTGGGCGAAGGCCGCAATGTTGACGGTTTGGAGGGCGAAATGGCCCAGGAAGGCGCAAAAGAACGTACTTCTTTAGGTATTGCCACAAAAGGTTTCGCAATTCCTTTAATGGTGTTGCAGGCTGGTAAACGTGCTTCAACAGGCCAAAACATAACAACCGCCGCCGATGGTGGTAACTGGGTAGATACCGACCCTGTTGTATTTATCGAAGCCCTTAAAAATGCAATGGTTATCAATCAACTGGGCGCAACATTTTTAACCGGGTTGGTTGGAAATTTGCCGCTTGTTAAAAACGGCGCATTTTCTGCTTCTTGGATTGCTGAAGGTTCTGATGTTACAACCACAAAGGCTGCTTTGTCAAAAGCCACGTTAACACCTAAAAACTTAATGGTTGCAGGTGCAATTTCAAAACAGTTATTGGTTCAAACTGCCGGGGTTGCTGAAACTTTGGTTCGTAACGAACTTATTGCAGCTATGGCGCAAGGTCTGCAATCTGCCGCTATCAATGGCGCGGGTGGTACTGCCCCAACAGGTATTTTAAACACTGTTGGTATTGGCGCTGTTGCTGGTGGAACAGATGGGCTTATCCCAACATGGGGGAATGTTGTTGACCTTGAATCTGAGGTTGCAATTGATAACGCCGTTTTTATGAATCCTGGCTACTTAACAAATGCCAAAGTTCGCGGAAAATTGAAACAAACTTTAAAAGCTAACGGCGTTTCCGGTTATATATGGGATGGCGAAGGCGTTAACGGATACAAAGCTCATGTTACAAACGGTGTTCCGTCAAACCTTGTAAAAGGCGGTTCAGGTGCAGTCTGTTCTGCAATCATTTTTGGTTATTTCAGCGAGTTGTTTATAGGTATGTGGGGCGGTCTCGACTTAGTGGTTGACCCTTACACGCTCAAAAAACGCAACGAACTGGAAATCGTTTTCAATCAGTTTGCCGATGTTGCACTTCGCAACCCCGAATCTTTCGCAGCAATGAAAGATGCTTTAACTGTATAGTAGTAGTAGTAATACATAAAACTGAGCGGTTAAGTTCCACTTGACCGCTCAGTTTAACACTTTACAATTCAATAAAATCTAATATGAAAATTAAATTTTTAAAACCAGTTCAAGGCTTCGCATACTTCGAAAACGAAATTGCCGCCGATTTATCGGACGATGCCGCCGCTACATTGATTTTACAAGGTTTTGCAATTATTATTCCCGATACCGAAGGAAATGAAAACAATTTACCTGAAGATCTACCGGCCCGTGAAATCCTTTTTAACGAAGGTTTGGAAACAATTGAAGATGTTCTCAATGCGCTTCCAACAATCGGAGATATTTCCGGAGTAAGCAAAAAGGATGCAAAAAAGCTGTTAACCTACTTTAGTACCATAAAATAAAATGGCAAACATAAAACTAATATCAGCGAAATCAACCGAAAGCCCGGTAACATTAACCGAGTTTAAAAATCATATCGGGTTCCCTGCTGCCGATGTTTCGCGTGATGCTGGTTTTACGCTTATACTGGAAGCCGCAACCGATGACGCGCAAAAATACACAGGCCGTCAATTCATGCTTTCTGATTATCAGTTGATTGAATCAGGGTTTAAATACAAATTTAAAATTCCTTTAAATCCTGTCTCAGAAGTTGCAAATATCATGTATTTCGATGAAACGAACCAGGAACAAACTCTGGATTCATCAAAATACATGGTCAACTTATTTACCGAACCAGTTGAAATTGAAATAATAAACGCCCCTTCAGTTTATACCGAAAGGGTTGATGTTGTTAAAGTAAATTTTAAAGCGGGTTATGCCGCAGCGGCAAATGTTCCTGCTGCAATAAAGGCCGCAATATTATTAAGTGCCGCCGATTTATATGTAAATCCGTCCGATGCTGTTCGAACAATGCCAACAGCTTCGCGCAATTTATTAAGAAATTATAGGCTGTTTCAGCCTTAAGATAGTTTGATTTTTGGGATTTGTTTTTTTAGGTTTAGGTGTGTTAGTTTATTAGAAATCGAAAGGGCGAAAGCCGCCGCCGCCGCCCTTTCTTTTTAAAATGTAAAATGAAAAAAGAGTTTATAAATATTGGCGATTTTAACGAACAAATAATCTGGATGCAACCTGTTGCCGCCAAAGATTCATTTGGCCAATCAAAACGCACATTTACACCATTCAAAACTACATGGGCCAATGTTCAGCCCGTTTCAGTTGGCGAAACCGAAATGTCCAACC